GATAGTTCGTTGCCTAAAGTCCAAAAAAAAACCAATGAACTATTTACATCTGCTGCTTTCATCTTCTTAAACTTCTCCGACCTCATCCGTACACCACTACCATTATATCTTTCTATAGAATAGTATTTACCATTCTTTTCTACTACTGGTCTGTATAGAACTGCCATTAGCTTAGCTAAGTTCTTTTCCATTCCGTTTTGTATGTAGGTTTCTATATCTGCATATTCTCCAAGAGTAATTTCTGATAGATCAGGATGAAAGCCATACTCTACATCATCTATCTTTATTATTCTTTTTAACCTACTACTAGCTTTGTTCTGCAACGCAGCTACTCTGTTTAAGATATTAGATACATCATTTATACTCAACTCTTTTACGAGTTTTCTAGGTATATCAGATAACAAGCTAATTGTATCTAATGCTTCTTTGGTCTTTGACTTACTTTTACTATCTATAAGTTTAGCCCATTTGTCAAGTGTTACATCATCCCAACTGTTAATTAGATTGTAAGTGTTTTGCTTACCATCTTTCTTAATGTTTACCTGCATAATATATAATAGAATTTATTGTTATTTAGTTTAAAATCGTACATTTGTCAAGTTTTCAATTAGTTTTTGTTTAATTAAGGTGTAGCTTTTATAGTTGCACCTTTTTTATTGAACAAAGTATCTACCTGCATTTGGATTGTCTAAATGGTATATTACGTTATATCTAATACCATCTATTGCGTGGTTATAACTATCTACATATAACTTGCTTCCTTTGTCTGCATAGACATAGTTGTTTAACTCTTTAATAATGTTTGTTGATTCAGAAGTAACTACTAACTGATAATCTTGCATACGAGTTACACCACTTTCTATAGTTCCTTTCTTTACTGGTTTTATATTAACTCCTAAGTGTCTTAAATCTTCTATCAGTCTAGGTTCTGCACTATCTCCTATTATTAGTTTATTCTCTACCTTTTCTAATATTATCTTAGCTAACTCGTGAGATTTTAAACCATTACGATATATATGCTCTTTAATATATATCTTCATTTTCTTTTTGTCTATAGCTACTTCTGTAAGACTATCAGGATCAACAGAAAAACCAAAGTCCATTCCACAAGATGTCTGTAGGTTATCAGGATTAAATTCTCCTATTGTCCAGTTATCAAATACTACACCCTCTGCTTTATCTAACCAACCACCTAGAATCTTATGTTGATACTTTTTAAAGTTTATGTCTTTTAATCTATATATCCTTTCTAAGAAACTTTTAGATAGGTTAGTTTTATTATCTAAGTATGTAGAGTGTATGTAGCAGACATTATCTTTAATGCCGTTAAAACCATCCCTAACCCCTCTCTCCTCAAAGAATCGTTTATATATCCAATGTTCTTTAGTTACTGGATTTAAGACTAAGATAATTCTATTCTGTATGCTTTTCTGTCTAATACTTAGGTCTATAGTATCAAATATGTTTTCATCTATAAGTTCTTCTGCTTCATCAAGTACCCAACACGATATACCTTGTAATGATTTAAGAGAAGCAGTTTGGTTTCCTGAAGATGTCTTTATACCTCTAAATAGTATATCACTCTTTGTTGATGTATTGACTACCTCTGACTTGTTAATGCTAAATATAGAATCAAATCCTAATAGTCCTATCTTTTCTAAGAACTCAGGTATAATAGATAAGTGAGCAGATACCATAGTGTATCTTGTAAACAACACTCTTATACCTTGTGTCATTGTAAGTAATGTTAGAAATACTGTAACTGCATAGGACTTACCTGATCCTCTACCACCTGTGATTATATAGTATCTACAGTTAGATGAAAATAATGCACTATATTTTTTATTCAGTTTCGGATTCAACAAAGTTTATTATAGGTATGTTTAAGGTTTCGCTATTACTCGTAACATCTACTCTCTGTTGTGGTTTACCATAGAAGTACTCAAAGAATAATTTAACTGCCCATTGTTCTTTATTCTTTAAACCTATCTCTAATGACTTTAAAGCATTTGCGTTCATAGGTGTTAAGTGTTCTATTAGCTTTTGTTCTTCGGCTTTACCTTTCCTTCCTGAGCCTTGTCTTTTACCTCCGTGTGTATTCATTTTGAAAAAATTTGATTAATCAAGTTGTATTATATAATAGAAATTATTAATATTCATTTGGTAGCATTAGTCTTATCCCTAGATCAGACAAAGCCCATATTCTTATTTGGTCTGCATATACTTCAAATGCTTTAGTGTTTAAAGATGTTGTACTTACTATCTTGTTTATTCCTATCTTCTTATTGTTTATCTCTACCATCTCCCACTCATTAAGAAACTTAGCCCTTAGTATATCGTGCATTTCATCATTGAAGTAACCTAACTCTTGTGCTAATACTTGTACTATACATTTCCAGTAATAATTGTTCTGTACGTTAGACCTTGTGTTTCTATGTTTCTTTACATCTACTGTGTAAGGACTTTCCATATCTTTTAAATAGTTTACTAATTGCATCTTGTCTTTGTTATCGTGTATTACAAACTTCATTAGCTTGTTAATTTTGCTTTAGTGTCTTTCCACATTCTATCTTGTCTTTTACTTAGTGATGGTTCTGTTCTTCTTAATTGAGGAAAGCCATTAAACTCTTTAGCTATCTCTTGCATATACTCGCCACATTCAGGACACTCAGTACCCACATTAATAACTTTGCCGTTTTCTACTTTCATAACGACTTTACTAAATTCTTTTTGTATTTCACATTTGTTACATTGATATTTTAACATAGTTTTTGTTTTAAAAATAAAGGAGAGTATAAAAACATTTAATAATTATTATGGCATTATGCCTACCCTCCTTTATATATGACTTATTCTTACATTCTTTTTCTTATCCTTTTCTAATATCTCCAGTTGATTACTTAAATGATCTATAGCTTTTTGTAAACATTCTTTTGGACTATTATGCTTTCTATCACTTCGCAGAATATATGTTAGTGCAGTTGCACAATTATAATTTAATTCGTAGTCCTCTATTATATCAAATGCTTTATATCCATAGACTTTTCCTGTATAATAATTTGGTGTTTTATCTTTCATATTTATTTACTATTTGTTTAATTCCTTGATAGCAGTTATTTAAACAAGTACCACAATTACTTGTAGGTTTATAGTTAGTACCATAAATTGTATTGTATAACTCTACCATTTTCTTTTTTACTGTTACGTTCTTTGCTACTCCTGTCTTTACATCATCCCAAATCAATAAACATTCTTCTATTAATTCTTTAGGTATATCATCAGGTCTTTCTACTTCTGTTGTTTTACTCCAATACTTTTGAGGACATTCCATTACTCCTATCCTAGCTTTTACTTTCATAAAACATAAGCAGACTTTACAAGTACCTGTAGGTTTAAAGTAGTATACGCACTCTCTACATAATGCTATACGTTCTTGATACACCTCATCTTTAACAAAGAAATTACTCATCTAGCAATTCTTTAAGTTGTTCTCTTACTTTGTCAATAGTCGTGAACAGACTGTTTCTACTTATGCCTGTCTTTTTTGCTAGTCCTGTTAATGTGTTACCCTCGTAGTAGTATAGCTTAAATACAGATGCATCATACCAGTAAACATTTTCTAATGCTTGATCTATAAGTTCTAGCTTTTGCCATTGTTTATATTCTTCAGGATTAGGTATGTTGTATAGATTCTTTTCGTTAGATGTTTCTCCACTCTCTGTAATGTCGTAAGTTAATGTACTAGCCTGTGCATCTAAGTTAGTATAGTATTTCTTATACTTATAATAATAAGGACTTCTAGGACTTGTAAAACTTCTTCTTAAAACTACTGCACCATATCTTATTAATCCCTTCTGTCCATCTTTCTTAAAAATACTTTCTAATACTGAGGGATTCATCTGCATAAAATATAACATTAATTCCTGTACTGCTTCTTCTATTTCGTTTATATCGTGAGTAAAAGCAAAGGACATCTCTACAAATGTCTTTCTACAATCTGCTACTGCTTCATAAACTTTATTCATTATTGTATTCTATTTCTCGCAAATCATTTACCAAAACTTCTAACGCATTATCTAACAGAACTTTGTAAGACCTTACTATTTCTAAATTACCTTTAGTTTGTATTCCTGCAAAATATCCATTAATCATTACAGAAGTATTAATAGGTATAATCATTAACCAATCATTCCAGTTACCACCATTTACATCTTCTCCGTAACTGTTGTGATATTCTAAAACACAATCTAAAACCTCTTTAAAGTTTTCAAACTTTGCTTTAGTAGATATGTCTTTTGCAAATGTTAGCATTAAGTTTAAATAATCATTAACAACTATTTGATGTGTGGTATTTGCAAATATAGGTTTGGTCATATTCAAATATAGAAAATTATTCATTCTATATTCTTTTCCTTTTTTATTTTATTAACAAGGTTTTTGTAATAACTTATCTTCTCTACATAATCTATACGCATCATTTTTACATTTACCTTAGACATAAACTCTAGTTCCTCAGCAGTTCCTAATCCATACTTAGCATCTAAATACATTCCAAACTTATACTGCTCTCCTTGTCCAAACATATTACACTTTACGCATTGTACTTGACAATTCTTTTCATCCCATCTTGTGTTGTGATGTCTACGAGATTGAAAGTGTCCGTTCTGTAGTTTCTTGTAATGATCTATCTTACCACAAGTAAAGCATTGTGCTACACCCATATCTGTAGCATCTCTTAGTCTTATGTATAGACTAAACCATTTGTCTAACTCTTTCTTTAATTTACTTACAGGTTTCTTTACCCCCATATTAATTTTTGTTCAAATGTAGGTTTAGGTTTAAAGTATAAGTATTTAGCTACTGTTGTTTTTCTACCAAATCTAGTAGTAAATTCTAAATCTGTTGTATGTATAGTATAACCTTGTTTCTTTAACTTATATATTATATCAGCTAATCTTGTAGCACCATATAATTTTATAGCTTGTAAACTTGTTATATGTCCATAGTTTTTTAAATGCCATTTAATCGCATCTATAGAACTACTTATTTCATTTTCAGTTATAGTTATTGTTTTCATTTTAATTAATTTAAGATTTAAATTTTTTTAATTCTTCTTCAGTAAAATAATTATTACTCTCTAATTCATTAGTATGTTTTGTTGCTTCATTATATAGATTTATATTTTTATCTTTAATAAATTCTGTAAATGCTTTTAACCAATATACTTTTGCTTGTTTTTCATTAGTTATTTTTTTTTGATTTAAAAATAAATATTCTACACTTTCATAAAGTTCTTTATAATTTTTTTTCATAATTTAATTATTTTAATTGTTTTAAAGGTGGTTGATAAAATTCTACGTTTTTTTGATTAAGTGTTTCTGTTTTATAAATAGCTTCGTTAATTTTCTTTTTATGACTTATAATAAATTTAAAAAATGTTCTAATATTTATATAAGGATCAAATTCAGAGTATCTGACTCCTATGTGAAAAGCATCCTCTATTTGATTAAATGTCATTCTTCTAAATCTATTCTCTTTTTGTAAATCCTCTGCAAATATTTTAGATAATGATGCCATTGATTTAGCATCTGCTCTGTGTCCTAACTCTACTGATGTCTTAGCTACTAAGTCCAAGACCTTTTCTGTTAGTTCCTTAATGTTTTCTTCTTGTAGTGTTTTCATATATTCTCTAAACAAATTGGACATAAACCATTATCAGAAATTACTGTAGTTATTTCAACACCACAGCAAGTTATTTCTTTTTCTTCTTCTAATATTGTTTCTATAACTCTATCTATTCCAGGTATTCCTGTATGTTCTTCATTCATTTTCTATAGTTTTTTAATTTATATTTACTCATATCATTTCTTATATAACATCTTACTTGATAAGTATATTCCTCTGTTACTTCTTTAAATCTCTTACCAATTTCTAGCTTACCACTATACTTAAAATAATTATCCAAATCTATAGTATTTTTTTTATATAACTTTTCTAGATATAGTTTCTCTTTATACTCATCTATCATAGTAAACTCTTTGCCTTCTGCCATTCATCTATCTGTGCATCTAATTTTGATGTACCTGCTTTCTTTGGTTTATCCCACTTAGCAGAATTTTTCGCCCAACGATCAAGTCGCAACTTAACATCAAAGGTAGCTTGTTTCTGATACCTCATCTTAGCATTTAATCTATCAGAACTTTTTTCTGTCCAGTAATTAATAAAGTCTAATTTCATTTCTTTAGGATAATCAAAAAACATAACTAAATTTTCAAATTTTTCTTTTATAGATAATTTATTATTTAATGTTATTTCTTTATTATTATTAATAGTTATTGACTTACTTAATAACTTGTTGTTAAGAAACTTCACAACTTGTTCTTCATTTATCTTAAAGTGTTGTTTAGCAGGTACTCCCATACGTTTAGTTTCTATTATATTATGCTCTTTAAGAGTTTTAATAGCTTTTCTCTGTTGGTATGGAGTTAGTGTAGTATCTTTCTGTATGTTAGCTTCTGTATTAAAAAACCAACCATTAGTCATTCCATTATTTATAAAGTATTCTTCTTTACTTATAAGGTCAGCTAGTAAGACTGTTTCTTTTAATCCTATGTTTTTAGCTAATGTTTTGTTTACTACTAAAAATGCAGTACTACTTAATAATTCTTTCATATTGTTATAATGTCTATAGAGTAATCATATTGTCTTAATGAATCTTTAATTATATCAATATTTTTTGAGAAATCCAAATAGTTAGTAGGTACTAAGTATTTACACTTACCACTTATTACTTTAATCTTGACCTGTGGTTTAGCTACAATCTTAACACCTGCATCTAATAAATGTCTTATCATTTCTTCTTTTTCAGCAAATACTAACTTAACTTTTTCTAGTTCGTTATATGCAGTAAACACTTTATTAAACGTATCTCTATAAACTGGAAAACTTGCATAGTTTTGTTTATGTGTGTTTCTATAATGCATAACAGAAGTACGATCCTTTTTAATTATATCTGCAATTATAGTAACGTGAATGTCTTTAGTTAATATACCTATTACAGTAGCTACCATTCTAGGTACTAGTATCTCCTGCTTTCTAGTCTTATAAGCTAAAGAACCTTGTTGCAACCCTACTGTATGAGTAGTAAGGTCGCAAATGGTTTCAAATTTTTCTCTATCTGTCATAATTAAAAAGGTAAATCATCAGGAGTAGTACCTGCAAACTTATCGTTAAAAGCCTTAGCAACTTTATCTACTTTTTTTTGTACATCATTACCCATTACCCAGTCATAAAACATCTGAGCATTTTTAAGCACATCTTCAGGACTACACTTATTATCATAATCAACGGCAGCTTTTAATGTTGATTGTTTAACTATAAGTTTCTGAACATCATCAGATTTTTGTGGACTTGATTGACTTTGATTCTTTTGATAATCTGTTACAATCTTAATACTTCCTTTGTCGTTAATGGTATAAGATATATCTTGTCCATTAGTTAATTTAGAATCATTTGATTTACGATATATTTTACCTACATCTCCGTTATCTAATTCTACTTCAAATACATATAGTTCTTTAAACATTCCTGAACCTTGTACGTTTACTACTTTACTGTTTTTCATATTTATTATTTATTAATTAATTATTCATTTTCACATTCACAAACATTCTCTAAGCAATAATCACATTTTTGATGATTTTCACAATAGTCATCATCTGACATAGCATCATTATTACATAGTTCGCATTTTACTGTTTTACCTTGAAATCTAGGATCAGTATAATTTTGGTAAGTTCCATTATACCAATCTTGATAGTTTAAATCCATTGAGTTATAATTTCAGTCATACATATAATAAAAGCTAAACCTAAACAACCAAGACCTAATGCTTCAAACCAAGTTTCTTGATTTTCATATTTAGATACTGGAAATTCATAATAGTCATATTTACATTGTATTTTGTAAAAGTTTTCTTTTTCTTTTTCATTAAGTATATGTTTTTTATAAGACTTTTTATTTATTACTATATAATTTGTTTTCATTGTTTTGTTTTAAAATTTAAACAAATATACAATTAATTAACTTGCTAATTAACAAAGTAATTAAATAAGTTATTAACAATTAAAATGTTAATATATGTAAGTTATTGATTTTTAGTAGATTAGAAGTAGTGTACTAATCTTGCAATTTGTCCTGATTCTTTTGAATGTATAAAACCCTCTACTGCTTTTAACACTCCAGTAAAACCTTTTCTGCTATGCCAACTATCTGTACCACTAGGAGAACGCATATATTCTACAGTAACTCCTATAAAATCTTTTGCATCTCTCCACTTGTATTTAACTTTGTGGTGTAAGTGATGTAAATACCAATATCTATATTTGGTATCAGACCAATCATTTGGTCTTTCATTTGCCATAAGCATAGGAAGATTATCCATTTTTGCACCATCTCCGTGTTCTAAACCTATTAAGTTTGATCCGTACTTATAATACTTTCTGTGTGATACACTAATATCAAATGTAACATCTTTAGCATTTCTAAACCAAGACTTTAATGCGTGTGCTAAGTGAAACCCTGACTGATAATCGTGGTTAGACATAGAATGAACAACATCAACTGGTGCAACCTCTCTAAGTATCTCTACGCATTTAACATATAAATCTAAAGCTAATTCAAAGTGTTGCCACCATTTACCATTAACATCTTGCCTTGTACCTGCCGTAGTTTGATTATATACATTATCAATATGCAATATATCGTTTCCTACGCAAAATAACACTCTATCTATACTAAACCCTTTAGACTTGCTTAAAAGCCCTGTAACACCCTCTAATACTCTTTTACAAGCAATATCGCTATTATACTTATCTCCAGTTTCTAATGCTACTGCAAGTTTACCTATATGAATATCAGCAGGATTTATTACTAATAGATGTTCTCCCTTAGTTCTTTTAATTGTTGGATATGTAGGTGCGTGATTATCTATTAAGTTTTTAATATCTTCAAGCAATTCGTTTTGCTCTACACCATAATTTTCTTTTGTAACTATAGAAAACCTTAGTTCTCCTGACATACTTTGCCAATGCTTAACACTAACAATGTCTTTTTTAGATATACCTCTTTCTTTTATATGTAGATCAAGAGCAGTATTACTATTTATGTTATCTAAGTTTTGCCCTCTGAACTCATTGATTAACTCAACTTCTTCAGAGGACAGTCTTAGTCGTTTCCCTTGTGAGGACAATTTATTTTGCTTCTTTACCAAAGTCTTGAAGTCCAGTAACACCTAGTAGTGCTAAGATTGACCAAAAGATTTCGCTAACGTGTATTTCATCTACTCCTAAACTTCTCGCTATAAATGGTACAATAATTGCAGCTATTGTGTACCAAACTTTTTTAGACTTTAACATTGTTAAAATTAAATAATTTTTCATTTTATTTTTTATTAATTGATAATTTAATATTCTCGCCACCTAATTTAAGTATTTCACTTATTAATAAATCCATAGCATCTTTAGAATTACTAACAAAGTCTTGTTCATTATGCGTTCCTACTAGAATACAACCTAACGTATCTTTAGCAGTATTACCTCTATGAAACAGTATATAACTTCTATTAGGTACTTCTTGTACTAAAAGATGTAAATAATCTCTTGTAGCACTCTCTCTCGCTAAACGCAACCTTACATCATAATTACCAGTAGGTATACAACTTATGTTACGTTCATTGTTTATATATGGATTCTCTAAAGTATCACATACATATTCTTCATTAAGATATAACCTACCTATAGTAGATTTATCAGTACATATCTCTCGGACAAGTTTAAGATTTACCTTGTCCTCTTGATTGTTTTTTAAAAGCATTTTGGGATTTGGAAGCATTTTTTGAGTGTACTCCTTTACGTTTAGTGCGTGTTTTTTTAACTACTGTGTATATTTTATTTTTTGCCATTCTTCTTTTTTTGACTATACCATTTATCTACAGTATAAGCTATTGATACCACTAGCAGAATAATCTTTAATGCTAGTTCTATATTAGAAAATGTTGTTACACTTAGGACTGTTCCGTTTACTGCTGCAACCTCTAGTGTGTCCTGTACTGTTTTTTGTATTGGCATTTGTCAAATATGATTTTAATTTAGTTTTATTTACTTCTTTTACTTTATATCTTTTCTTCATTATGTAAGATCAGGAGTTAAAAAATCTCTTAATGTTATCTTGTTACCTTGTCCTTGTGGTCTTTCTAAATTCATTCCTAAATAAGAAAATCCATTACTGTCTGGATTCACATCTGAGCCAGAATTAAGATTGTATTCAGGAAAACGACTTATATTGTTTTTTATAAAATCTATCATTCTCTCAATAAAATATTCTCCTGTGTTAAGTATCTCACTTCTTATGTGTTGTGATTCAGCAGTAGTTAAAGCTACTCCAGTTTCAGAAGTCTTAGAGTAAATATTACCTGCTTCTATTTTAAATCTTAAAAAAGGTATAGCCATATACAAACTCATATTAGGTAAGTAATCTCCTATATAGTCGTTAAGTAATTCTTTGTAGTATTCATTACCTACATCATTTATTGTACCTGCTATAATTAAATCCTTTAGCTTTTGTGTTAGCTTTGTACCTAGCTTAGTTTCGCAGTACAGTCTTTGTGCTTGTCGTACATAAGGAAGTAATAGTGAACTATCTACTGAACCATATATACTTGTACTGTCCTTTAGTTTATCTTCTGATATAAATAAAACGTATGCCATATTATTTCTTTTTTACAAATCCGTTATTTTTCATTCTCTTAGGTGCTATAGCTACTCTCTTGTCGTTTTTCTTAGCAGTAAAGCCCTCTGATCTAGCTTTAGTATATCCTACTAAATCTGCATCTTTAATCTTTGTACTTACAGATATACCTAGTTCTGTTCTGTATATTTGTCTTAGAAAAAAGTGATGACAATTTCCACCTCCTTTATATAAAAATATATCATAAGTATCTGCACCACCTTTACCCCAACCTGGATTAACTTTTTTAGTAGACATTCTAGCTATATCCTCTTTACGATAAAGTTTTTTAGCAGCCATCATCTTTTCGCAAAAATCTCTTTTCTTACCTGACTTTCTAGTTAAAAAGTTATCTTGTGCATATACATATCTAACCCTATAATAATCGTATGTCTTTTTAGATATACCATCTTGCTCTGATTTACTATCAGGTCTAGCAACTCCAGTAGTAGCTAACTCTATCTTCTCAGCAGCTATCTGATTTAATTCTTCTTCAAAGTCAAAGTCTGCGTGTTCTCCATCTACTACTTCTTCATCTATTAGTTCCCAACCCTCAGGTATATCCTCAACAGTTTCTAAGAAAGCATCTAA